AAGATGAGGCGCGGGCGCAGCAACGGGCCTTGTACGCGAGCGAAGAACCGGCTAAAGCCTCGACTCCAGGGGATAAGGCCGTGATGAAACAGGAGGCAGACGGCGAGCATCCCGCATCGCATTATCTGGTCGCGGAAGACCCGCAGGCCGTGACGACGTGGCACCTGCGCGTGCGTGATGTGGACGGCAAGCCGGATCACACGCTGATGGGCGCGGCGTGGGCCGCGCTGCATGGCGGGTATCGCGGGCAGGAGTATGCAGGCCCAGGCAAACAGGAGGCCATCTCGAAGCTGACCGCGATGTATGCCGATGAAAGCATGGACACGCCCAAGTCACTCGACAAGGCCGGTCGCCGTATCAAGGGCGACATGGTTGCACTGATCGCAGAGATGCAGGCTGCGCTAGACAAGCTGGCAAAATGGGCCAGCTATCAAGATGAGGAATCCGCACCTGCCGAGGGAATGCAGGCCGCGAATACAGCCGAAGCAAAACAGGCCGGGCCGTCCGTTGTGACACCCACCTATGATGACATGCTGGGGCTTATCGAAATCGAACAAGCTGAAATTCAAATGATGGAGGTCTAACGATGGACTACAAGGAAAAGTTGACGCAGGCTGGCAAGCTCTTTGCCGATGCCCGCGCCATTCTCGAGAAAGCGGACGCGACCGCTGAGGAAAAAGCGGCCGCGGTCAAGATGGTCAACGACGCCAAGGCGCTCAAGGCTGAGGCGGCGCAACTCAAGGAATTGGAGCAGGCCGCGCTTGATCTGGCGGTTGAAACCAAAGACGCCAAGAACGCACCTGTGCCGACGAGCGGCTTCAGGTCGCTGGGCCAATTCCTGTATGCCGTCGCGCGGGCGGGCAATGTGTTGACACTGCGCGAGGCGGTTCACCCGTTGCTGACGCCATTGGCGGCGAAAGCGGCCGAGATGGCGGGCGAAAGCCCGAACCACATCGGAGCGCAGCACACGGGCAAGAACGGCTGGGCCGGCGAACAAAAAGACCTGGCCGAAAACGTGGGCGCGACGGGCGGCTTTTTGGTGCCGGTCGAGCAACTGACGACGCTGCTGGGCGTCGAGCCGCCGCCTTCGTCTGTGCGGGCCAAGGCGACAATCATCCCGATGCGCCGGCGACAGGTGCAAGTGCCGGCGGTGGATCAGACCGGGACCACGGCGGGTCAGGGCCATTGGTTTGGCGGCATCACGGCCAAGTGGACGGAAGAAGCGCAGCAGAAGGACAAGACCGAGCCGGCCTTCCGCCAGATTCAACTCACGGCGCATGAGTTGGTGTGCTACTGCGTGTCCAGCGATGTGCTGCTCGACGACGAGGCCGTGGGCCTGGCCGCGTTCCTGGGCGGGCCGATGGGCTTTAAGGGCGCGATTGACTGGCACGAGGAGTATGCCTTCTTCCAGGGAACTGGCGCGGGGCAGCCGTTGGGCGTGATCAACGCGGGCGCGACGATCAGCGTGGCGGCCGCGACGATGGTCGGCTTTACGCTGGCCGACTCGCTCAATATGTTGGAAGACTTGCTGCCCGGTGCGGATGCGACGTGGCACTTTAACCAGCGCCATTTGTCAAATCTATACGGGATGACGGATGCGCTCGGCAGCCTGATCTTTGTGCCGAATGCGAACGAAAAAGCGCCTGGCACGCTGTGGGGCTATCCAGTCAATTTCACCGAAAAGTTGCCCGTGCCGGGCAACGCCGGCTCTGCGCTCTTGTGTGCCTGGAAATACTACTACATCGGCGACCGCAAGGGCACGACGATTGACAGCACCAACCTGGAACTGTTCCGCTACAACCAGACTTCGTGGCGGGCGGTGCATCGCGTGGATGGGCAGCCGTCCTTATCCGCGCCGATCACGTTGCAAGACGGCAGCACGCAAGTGTCACCCTTCGTGATGCTTGGGGCCAAGAGCACGTAGGGGAGGATGAGATGAGCTACACGGAAAACTTTACCGAAGGGGTTGCGCTTCTGTATAACCTTGCGCCTATCAGCGTGAGCAACGGCGTTGAAGTATTCACGTCCTACGTTTCGTTGGCAAACTATGCCCGCGCTGTCATCAAGATTCACGTCGGCGTCATGCAGGCCAGCGGAACGATTGACGCGGTGGTGCACCAGGGGACGAACACAAGCGGCGGGAGCGCCAAGCATCTCACGACCAGCAAGGCGATCACGCAGTTGACGCAGGCAGGCGGCGACAGCGGCGCGGACGTTTGCATCGAGGTGCTGGCTGAAGACCTCGACGTTGACGGCGGGTTCGACTGCATCGCGTTGGGCTACACGGTCGGGACAGCGGCTTCGATCATGTACATCGAAATCCTGGGCCTGGAGCCGCGCTACAAGCCGGTCACGACCACGAACTGGACCGAGATTGTTGACTAGGCGCATGGAATAGAACATCTAGCGTGGGCAGGCGGGCAACTGCCTGCCCACAAGTGAAGCCACATGCCAGTTTGGATTCAACTCAATTCAACCAAGACAATCGAGCGCAATGGCAAGCCGCACACCTACAGGGCCGGGCAGCGGATCGCGGTCGAGCGCCACGACGCTATGACGTGGGTGGCCAGGGGGGACGCGATTCTGCTTGAATCTATCACGGGCGACATTCCGCGCAATGCCGGGATCGTGGCCGTGCAAGGCCAGCAGGACATTACCAGGATCGTCCGAGCGCTGGATGCTGAGACGAAAATAGTCCAAGGGCCGCAACGGCTGGAATTCTCCAGGACGCTGATCTGGGATTCGTCCGCGAGGCTGAGGCCGGACTATATCAATATCGGATTCAATCTTTTGTCGCATTGGCAGGTGGCCGTGCCGCTGTGGAGCTACACCGAGTTGGCGTTCCACATCGGGACCGAGGCGGACCGGGAGCGGACGCGGGCAGTGATCCGTGATTTGCGCGTGCCGGTGTTTGACACGCGGCTGGTGTTTGTCCAGCGGTGCGACGATACGATCAGGCTGATGGACGCATGGATGCAGGAACGCGAGGGCGGCGGCGACGACAAGCTGGCGTTTCACCGGGCGTTTTACAAGGTCAAGCCCGTGCTGTGCGCGCTGCCGATGAGTTGGACGGGGCGGTCGTGACCGGCTAAAGCCTCGACTCCTATGGGAAACATAAGAGCAATTATGTGCGCATGAAACTGGGGGGGCGAGTTTCATGCGCATGAAATGGTAGGGAGTAGGGCGCGGTTGAATGGGATCGTGTATATCGCGCAGGGGGACAATGCAAGAGGACAGGCAGCCACGGCCATCGAGCACGTCAGGCGTGTGTGCAAGTTGCCCATTGCCTGTATCGGAGACAGGACGCTTGGCCTGGATGGTGTGCGACCGATTTACTGCGAGAATCGGGACGCGGGCGCGCGGTGGGCCAAGGTGAATCTTTACGATCTGTCGCCGTTCGATGGAACACTGTACATGGATGCCGATACGCGCGTGATGGATGGCTCGATCACGGCGGGCTTTGACATGCTGGCGGATGGTTGGGAGCTTGTTCTGACGCACAGCGAGCGACAGGGGCATGACTGGCTGTGGAAGGTGGGCGACGATGAACGCTGTGCCACTGAAATTGAGTTGGGCGAGCGGCTGGTCAGTTTGCAGGCGGGCGTGATGTGGTGGAAGCGTTGCGCCAACGTTGAGCGGTTATTCAGCGCGTGGCGCGAGGAGTGGCTGGTCTATCGCGGGCAGGATCAGGCGGCGCTGCTGCGGGCGATGTACAAAGCGCCGTGCCGGTGCTATTTACTGGGACGCTCATTCAACGGCGGGAGCGTGGTCAAACACTTGTTTGGGAGAGCGCGATAGTGAAAGTCAATGTCATCGTTTCCGACACGTCGAGCGACCGCATTCTGGCGCGACTGGCGCGAGAGTTGCAGAGTCTGCCGTTCTGGACATTTTCCAACAGGCCGGACAAGGGCGTAGACTTGAACTATTACTTTCCCTATCTGCTCTTTGATGGATTCACGGGCACGCCGACGGCGGCGTGGTTTACACATCGGGATGACGCCATGCCGACCAAAGTCGCTGACTGGGAGAACGCGGCGCGGGCGGTAAGCCTGCGACTGACGAGCGCGAAACTGTACGCCAGGTTGCTCGAGGGCTATGGGCCTACGGCGCTGGTGACGCCGCCGCTCGACCGGGCCAAGTTCGACATTGGGCCGCGCATTGACCACGAGCGGCTAGTGATCGGGACAGCGGGGTATGTCTACCCCAGCCATCGAAAAGGCGAGGCGATGATAGGGCGGCTGGCGCAAGAGATTGAC